TTCTTACCGATTAGTTTCCAACCTTGACGCTTCATCTTATCAGCAGTCTTACCGTCTACAGTACGCTGTTGTTTACCCTTTTTCATAACGTAAATTTCACGTCCTTCGTTAACCAATCGTAGAGTATCAGATACAACTTTATCCTTAGATAAGCCACGTTTCATAGCTTCGATCTTCTTAGTAGCACCAGTCATATCGCCTGCCATACTCATAGCAATCTTAACAGCAGCTGCTACCATATCTGGCGGAAACTTACCTTTATATTTTTCTCTGAGTTCTCTAAATGTCTTCATTAATCTCCCCTTACTTTTTTAGCAAGATCTGCGTCAGCCTTGCCCCATGTTCCTGATGATTTTGTTGCGAATGAATTAACTCGAGCTAATCCCCATTGTGTAGGATTAGTTCCTGGTCTATGTGAAGAGCTCCAAGCTGCATATCCTCTATCGAATACTTTCTTAAGAATAGCGTACGGCATGCCAGACTTATCAGCTTTTTTCTTCAGCGCATCTGTCACATCGGCCTTTTCTGTAATATTAAATTCTTCGAAAGTTAGTGTATTTTCACCATACATTTTTTTAAAGTTCTTAGTATGTTTACTCTCTGGTGAGTCTGATCTTGGCTTATCATGTGCAGCTTTTTGTTTGGCTGTCATTGATTTGTAATTTTTTGATTTAGCTTCGTTTGCTTCGCCTGGAGTAGCCTTTTTATATTTTTTTAATAGCTCAGGTGTTCCTACACCACAGCTTTTTTCAACTAATTCAACTTGGTCTAGCCAGACTTTCTTTGATTTATTTTCAAACTTAACAGTAAGATAATTAGCACCACAGGTAGTAATTTGGCCGATTTCTTTTGTTTCTTTTACTTGTACAGTATCGCCTTCAGTAAATAAATTACCTTCAATATAGTCTTCTCTTCTATCAGAAACCTTAGGTAATTCTACGTGTTTACGGAATGATTTTGTTTCTTTTAATCCCATTCCTTTACGTACAGCATTAAACAATTCTTTACTATCTTTGTAAGATGATGGCATTCCCTTGCTAAACAACTCCAAATCGTTATCAGCAGCAGCTACTCTTAACTTAGAGGCTGACATGCCAGAAACATCATCACTATCAGGATCTCTTTCGCCAGCAGATATTACTTTAATCTTGCTTTCAAATTGGTAGAACCCATGTCGTGCTTCTACTCCGTTGTACTTATTGAGTAGAATTTCAAATTCTTTTACTCTATCAGAGCCTGCAACCATAGTCATTTTAGTAAACCCCTGATCGTATAGCTTACGTGCTACATCAATCACCGTACGCGTATCAGTGTCTGCCATAATATTTCTGGCATGCTTCGGAAACATCTTACGTAGGAATTTTACTTTATCTCTGAATGGAAGAGGATTCTTCTTAGAGTCTTCGGATTTAGAGGCATATATTCTATACATGCCACCTTTAGAAACTTTCTTTAATGTTTCAAATAATTTTTCATGCCCAGAAGTCGGTGGATTAAATCTACCAAACACAATGGTAACATCACCCTTTGCTTCTGTTACAAATTCACTAAACTTTTTAATCATTTTTTCCCGCACCGCCCTTTTTCTTAGCTCTATCAGCTGCCTTTACTTTTGGAAGAAGTTTCTTTGCAATTTTATTTATTGCATTCTTTTTCATGGCTAGCTTCTTTTCGACTTCATGCTTTTGTGCAAAGGATAAGTCGTCTTTAGAGCGACCTTTAAGAAGTTTATTAAGTAAAACTTTCCTTGCTTGCATTTGAGCTCGACTTTTAAGCTGATCAGGGGATGCGAGTTTCTTAGCCGCTTTCTTGCGGCCAAGCATAATTTTGGCTTTATTCTTTTTAAAGTTTACTTTGGCTTTCATACGCTGCACTGGTGTCAATGCTTCCAGCTGAGTATGGTCTTTAAAACTTAACATGCTTATCCTCGGTATCCCATTTAGTTGGGGTTATCCCAACCTTTTATAATATCTTTGCTAAAGTTGTTAGTAGAAAATTCCATTCTATCAACTAATTTAACAGCTCCACCGTCCATTCGATCTATAGCAACAAAACCTTCAGGGTTGGTTACTTTAAATCCGGATTTAGTCTTAACAAACGTCCCAATTTTGTTTAGTTTGTTTAGTTTATTTATAATGATTAATTTACTATCTACCACTAAATTCTGTAAATCAAAGATTAATTGTAAGTTTTTCAAGTTCTTTTTGTCAAAAAACGTTAATATTTCATCTCGTTTAGCAGCTTGTGCGTCCTTACCTTTCTGACTACTCCTTTTGTCAATCTGCTTTTGGTATCTAGCTTGAATAAATTTTATCATACCGTCAGCATGAGCTCGAGTATTAGTAATTTTTTGGCCTGCTCTTACCTTAGTGTTATTATAAACATTAATCATAAGATTAAGTTCTTTATTGTCTTCAATAGTCTTTAAAGTTGACGCTGAAATTTTTCTAAAGAGAGAACCTGCTGCTGACAGCTTAGCGTTTAAAGCTTCGGTTTCATCATCAGTTAAAGTTGCAGTACCTGATAGATCATCAAGGGTAGCGTCCTGCATCCATACATTAGATGATTGCTTTAACTTACTTGATATGTTACCGCCAAACTCAGCTCTCATAGATTCAAACGTTCCACCAGAATAACTAGTATGCCATACGATACCAACCTTAGCTTTAGATATTTGTCTTTCTATGGTTGATCCCTTTGGTACAGCATAAGCAATTGTATTAGGGTGAAAAACAACCATTCTCTGGCCGTCGATTGTTTCATTCTTTAGATCAGATGAATCAAACATAAAGTCACCTTGAATGACCCCTTTAATTCCTACACCCTTAAGATTATCAAATGCTATTTTTAATTTCTTAGATAGATCGCCAGAAGTATCTGCATCGATATCAGCATGAGACTTATAAATCTTTGGATTAGCGTTAAAGATACCCTTCTTTGCTACAAAGAATTGACCATCAGATGGATCTTCACCAGCAAAGATAGCAGGAGCTCCGTCCCACTTAACAGTCACGTCAACTGAAGAACTAGCACTACCTTTTAGCATATCACGTAAAGAACGTAATGCCATAATAGCTTGCCGTGCGCCAGAAACACCACCATCGATGATTAGATCTTCAAGGTGAGTCATGTGCGTATTTTTACTAGCTGCTTCCGATAAATAATTCTTTAACGATTTCATTAATATTCCTTATTTAAATAATGCTTTAAATTCTGACGTCATTTCAGCAGTAAAGTTTGGAGCTGCCCTGAAATTACCCTTATATCTTAACACAATATGTGCTATTTGTACAGTGCCAATCATCAAAGTAAACTTAAGATTTGCAGCACCGGCACCAGGATCGTATGCTTGTGTAGCGCCTGGAGTTAAAATCATTTTAGCATCACCTTTACTAAATAGATCGTCTATTAGAGATGAAGAAGATTCGATGTCCTTATATTCACCTGCCTCAACAACAACTCCTTTACGAGCTCCGTAATCACCAACACCAGTAACAAGCGCAAAGTCAAAGTTAACTTTCTTTAATTCTTTTAGATCTGATTTAAAAATTAATTGGATTAACTGATTAGCAATTAGATCACTATTATCATTAATGGTTTTAGCCATAGTTTTAAATAATGTTTTCTTACCTTTAAGTACTCTATTGACTAGATCATTCGGTATTCTTTGGATATATTGCTTCCAATTTTTAGAAGTCGGTCTGCTTTTCTTTAGCTCTTTTTGCATTTCAGGCGATAGAATTTTAAGCCTTTGTGCTACCTTAATGACATGAACATAGAATGCTCCGGCATCAGCATCAATTTGTGTTCTTAATTTATCAAACTTTCTATCAGCTAGAAGAGTGGTGAATGCTTTATTAATAAGAGTTGGATCACCTTCAGTAGATCTTCTCTTTTTCTTCAATGAAATACCACAGTAATTTGAACCTTTCTTAATAATAAAATCAGAAGAGTTAAAGTCTTTCATTCCATATTTAGTTCTTTGAAATTCTGTAACGTCGTCGTCCCATGCCTGGCCTGTAAGATAAAGCATATCAGCACCACCATAACCAGCTTTAATGATAGCATTTGCTGCGGATACAGCTTGACATAGATTAGAATAGTTACCCTCTAATGAATCTACTTGCCCCTGCTTATAGCCTTTAACCTTTCGCAGATTACCTTTTACTAGTTCAATCAATGCATCCATTTCATCTGAGTTAGTAATGTTGTGTGCTCTAGGGAATAAACATAGAGCTGCAGTCATTAATTCATGTGGATCATCACCTAATGCACTTCGGCCACCTAATGGTCTAAGGTTAACATATACATATTTTTCTAAATCTTTATGGCCAAAAGCGTAGTCTTTTTCTTTACGAGCGGCGGGAACTTTATCCATCATTAGTTCTAAATCTGGATGTGCGTCAATGATATCTCTTGCAAGACCTGCAAACTTTTCACGATCTTTGTCAGGTGCTCTTTGACTAACGCCTAGTTTTCTTCCACTGTTTTTTCCAGGTCGTACATCTACTTCAATTTCTGTATTGATTGAGCCGATCTCATCGTCAATCTTAGAAAGAACAGACAATGCAAATGTGGTATCACTACCACTGTATTGCAAATCGTCTAAATCTTCAGGTAAAAAAGTTTTAAAGCCGCGCATTCTAAGTCCCTTACAAATAAGTTATTATTAATCTATTTATACTTTTTTGAAACTAAACTCTACGGTATATCCTTTTTGTTTAAATTGATTGTATGATTCCCATGCAGTTTTCTTAGAATCATAAAGGCATTGGGCGATTGTGGTATCGCCCTTGGTAACTTTAACTATCCAACTATCGAGCAGCATGGACATATACATCGATTCTTTCAGCGTGTCTTAGTGGAAGACATGAATCATAAGCTCTTGGACTACGACCATCAGCAATAGCAGCTGCTCTGCGTGGACCGCGTGGCATTAAGGAAACACGATATTTAGGTGTAACATCTTTCCAATCATCATAACCATGCTCACAGCGATATTGATTCATTGTATCAGTTTGCTTAGCCATTTTATTAACAGCTTTAATTGAATTTCTCAACAGTTCAATCTGTTGCATATCAGTAGCCGAATTTACATCAGCTGTAAAAATAAAAGAATTAGTTCTCATAATCAATACCTATATCACTTCCAACATTATTTTGATACCAGAATGATCTGGCTTCGTATTCATCACCGCCGAATAGATTAGAACACTCGAGGATAAACTCCTCGAGGCTCATAGTTTCAACTGAATCAAATAAAACGTCCTTTAGTTTACTCATAATTAAATCCCCGTCCATCTAACATCTTCTTCGTTGTAATTAAAGATGTTACCTCTAGCAAAGTTAGTAGCTGGTTTGTTGTAACCAGCAGCCATCAGCATATCACCAATTTGAAATGGTGAATTAGTTTTGTTATCGATTTTGGTTTTAGGGGATTTTTTGACGATGAATCCAGCTACCGAAGATCGGTCGCCACTTCTTCTTATAAGTTTGATATAGTTGCGACCTTCTTCAAAGGTGTAATGATCGCTATGAATTGTATGCTCAAAACGATCATGTAGCTGCTTTTCCATAATGGAGATAAGCTCTTGTGTCTTTTCAATTAAGTCTTTCATAATGTAAATATCCTTTGATTAATTTATGGTACTATTATATCAACATATACGGACTTTGTACAGGGCAACAAGAGACTAATCTCTTAAATTTGGTCTCAGCTTGGATCTTCAGATGCTACCGTGGTATAGATTCCATATAGTAAACCAGCCCAAGCTAGTAAGTTTGCAATACCACCAAATAAAATAACTGAACCACAGATGATCATAAGTGATGCACCGTCTAAAGTAGTTCTTTCACCGCTACGTTCTTTTAACCATTTTAACATAATATTCTCCTAGATTTTAAATTCAGCAAACGTGTCTTTATTCTCATTGTTACCCCACGTTGCTATTGGTTTGTCTGCCGCAGGATCCGATACAAGATCCTGTTGGGCAGACTCTTCTGCATCATATAATTTCATGCGGGAGCGATCAATACCGACTACGAATCTTTTGTACTTGGTAGGATCGTTATATCGGTTCTTTAGCTGTTTTACCATGATCTGGCCAAGTTCTTCAAGTTCCTCTGTAGATATAAGAGCGAACATTAAGTCTGCCGTAGCTGGTAAACCAAAAGATTCCGATGTATCTTCAAGTCCAACGTCAGTGTTACCAAAACCAGAACGTGTTGTCTGAGTAGCTGACATGATTGGAACATTGAACTCAACAGCAAGGCCTCGTAATTCTTCCGCGATAGCTTTGATGTAAGTGTAACTATTTATACTGCCACCCATAGCCTTCATGCGACTTGAGGCGCAGATGTTTAGGTAATCAATATAAATCATATCTGGTTTAAAGTTCTTCTTCATTTTAAGTTCGTTCAGAAGTGCTCTAAAGTGACCAGTATGTGCTGAGCCAGTTGGATATTCTTTGACGATTAGCTTACCAATACTTGCTTTAGCAATAGCAGCAATCTTGTCTTTGAATACTTTTTCTGGCACTCGTTCGAGTTGTTCAATAGGTAGATCCATTAGGTTAGCATCAATACGCTCAGCGATACGTTCTTCAGCCATTTCCATAGTAATGTATAGAACATTCTTACCTTGCTGTAGAATCGAAGCTGCACAATGACACATAAACAAAGATTTACCAACACCAGTACCAGCCAAAGCGATATTCAGTGTTTTATTGGGTAACCCACCTTTTGTAATTTTATTGAAGTAATCCAAGTCAAACGGTATACGATCTTCCTTTTTATTGTAAAATTCAAATCGTTCCGCTGAGTTGTCAATGTAATCATGACCAATAGCTTGATCAAAAGAAACACCGAGGGCTTCAGATAGAATCTCTGGAATAGCACCATCGGTTTTTTCTTTCTCGTTACCATCAATAATTTGAATTGATTCCATGATCGCGTTATAGACAGCACGATCACGGCACCATTTCTCAGACTCTTTAATTAGATACTCAGTATCGACATCAGTTTTCACAGCAATTTGATCTATCAGCTGATTAGCACTATTGAGTATTTCATCAGGTGCACTGATCTTACCTAGCTCAAGCTGTAAAACCTTTGATGTCGGAAGCTTATTCGTTTGTTGAACAAACTTCACGATCATGTCAAATACGGTCTTATGAGTACTTTCAAAATACTCAGGCTTAATGTAAGGTATTACTCTACGACAAAATTCTTCATTATTCAGTAGGTGATTCAGAATGTGTGTCGGTAGTTGGTTCGATATTTCCAATTTTTGCCTCTTTGTTTTCCAATGAATCTAATATAATAAAGTTTAATAGGTCACCAAGATAATCATTAAAATCTGAATTTGATTCCAGCTCTTCAATGTCATAATCTGCTGGATCTTGTATGGCGTAATTAAATGACATTGTAGCAGTGTCATTTTCTGTGTCTTCCTTGACTGTCACCTTTCCATAGACTACTACTACATTTTTCCATTTACCAGCTTTAAGCTTAACACCATAAAAATCACCAAATCCTGATGCGTCATTTTCTACTAGCGCATAATCTGCTGAGGTAATATTAAGCACCGCGCGCCTCTTCTTCAATTACTTCGTCAAGATCAATCTCTAACATTGGCTTATGGCCAATAGAATAGTAAGCTTTTAAGAACTCTTTAAAGTTAGTAGTTTCAAAGATTGGTTCCCAGAACTCAGCTGTTAGCGTATCCTTTTCGCGATACTTCTGATCCATCTGCTCACCTGTATTTTGGTCTACTTTAGCATACCAACCCATACTTGGTTTAGTAACATAACCACCGGCTAATCCAACTTCTAGTAAGCCAGAGTATTGCTCGATGCCACCGTCCCACGATACTGTAATGGGTACTTTAGATTTTTCTTTTACAAAGCGTGATTTTTCTACGTTGATCACAAAGTTATAGCCTTTGACTTCCTTGCCTTTCTTAACTTGTTGACGGCCAAGAATCCAGATGTTATCCGCACTATAGTAAATACCAGTACCACCAGATACGATAGCCTTAGGGAATAATCCAATCTCTTGATATGTATGATTGACTGCAAGCAATGGAATATTTCTCATTGTTAGATATGGTGTTACCATTCTAAACAAGCCTTTAAGTGCTTTAGCTCGAGACATATCTGCTACTGATTTCTCATCCTTAGCATCTTGCAATTCTTTCTTAGAAGCAAGGTTACCAATAGAATCGATTACGATAATGACTTTGTCTTTACGTTCAATTTCTTCAAGTTGGTTTACAAGATCAAACTTGAGTTGCTCAACGTCGACAATTGGTGTATGCAATACACGATTAGTATCAATGCCGAATGATTCGAAGTAAGATTGTGGTGAACCAAACTCTGAATCATAGAATAACAATACCGCGTCGTCATGCTCTTTAAGATATGCACCTGCCATCAACAAAGCAAACGAAGTCTTAAAGTGTTTACTTGGACCAGCAAGAACTGTAAGACCTGAGGTTAAACCACCATCGACATCGCCAGATAGCGCGATATTGATCATTGGTACATCAGTCTTTACCATATCTTTTTCTGTAAAGAATACTGAGTTTTTAAGTATTGCTGTACCCTTAACTCTACTATTCTTTTTTAATTTATCCATTACGGACATTATGATCTACTCCTCGGTTGTTCCCAACCAGTTTGTGCTAGTTGTCTTTCTTTCTTACGCCATCTAATGATGGATTCTGCTTTCTTTCTTTTCTTCTTCGAAGTTGGTTTTTCATAGAACTCTTTTTCTTTTGCTTTTTGCAAAGTACCAGCTCGTTCTACAGACTTCTTGAATTTTCTCATAGCCACTTCAAATGGCATTTCTTTTTTCTTGCCTTTGGCTGTTAAGTCTACGCTTGGCATATTTTCTCCTAGTTAATTAATGTGTTATTATATCACAGTTTCACTCGATTGTACATGGTTAAATGAGATATTTTGCTCTTTTTCTCTTTCATCTCGTTCGTACTGTGATCTGTATCCGTTGTTGATTTCTATGGCTTTAGCCAATAGGGTAAGTTTATCGCTGAACTTAGAAAAGGCGAGAGTATCTTTAGGGAAGCATGCTCCACCATATCCTTGTTTTCCATCAAACCCTGGAACTTTAGTATGTGAAATACTAACACGATCATCAGCACCTACTGCTTTAATTACCTTATTGAAGTTTACGTTACCATGTGCGTTACATGCGTCATATAGCTGGTTAAAGAAAGTTACTTTAGTTGCTAGGAAAGAATTAATAGCATACTTTACGAAACTTGCTTCTGCCTTACTTACATTGAATGATGGACATGGAGTACACAAACTATACTCTTGGTAATATCTTTCTAATAGTTCACATTGCTCTTCTTCGCCGCCAAAGATATGGAACTCTGGATTTACAAACTGTTCGCATGCAGATCGTTCGGTTAGAAACTCTGGATTGTATACGACATTTGTTTGTGAATACTTGTCAATTGTCGATGGAGTAATAGTCGATTTAATCACGACTAAACCAGATACATCAGATAAATCTGCCATTACCTCATCAAGAATAGCAGTGTTAATATCACCATCATCTTGCATAGGTGTAGGAACACAGATAAACGTAAGATCTGGATTCCAATTAGCTAATGCTTTCACATCTTCAGGTGTTGATCCATAATTAGGGTCTAGGATTTTCTTTTCTACTACTGGATTGCTAAATCCATAATCTACTGCTTTGCCAACGAAACCGTGGCCGATAACTGCTACTTTCATTTTAGTCCTCCAATATATGATGTTGTGGTTGCCATCCATGACTTAATAGCACCGTTGGGTTTGCACATGTATTTTCTCTCTCACCTGTTACCGCTTTAACTGGTAAATTGTTTCCAGGCCAGATTTTGTCAGCCATTTCTTTTACTGTAACCGGTTGTCCATTGCCGACATCGATTGCCTTTTCTGGTATCTTATCATAGTTATCTACACATAAAGCGATAGCTAAGCAAACGTCGTCAACATGAGTCCAATCCCTAGTATGCTCAGTAATGTAAGTTAATTTTGAATCTCGCTTCTGTAACATATCGTATAGCATATCCGTTCTACTATTTGGACCATAGACTGTATGGAATCTTAGTCCAATAGATCCATCAGGAGCTAAAGCCTCCATGGCGTACTTAGACGTCGCGTAAGGCGATAACCACCACTCGTATACTGATGATGATGACGCATATACTATAGGAACATTGTATTTTTTACACGACTCGAATAAATGCTTTGATGCTACAACATTTGTTTCCCAATATTCGTCAGGAATCTCGTGTGATAATCTAACACCTGCTAAAGCTGCAAGGTGTACTACCATATCATATTCACTTAAATCTATTCCTTTAGATTCGCGAATGTCTCCATTGAACTCTTCAATATCGTAGTCATCTTTATAAAGTTCTAAAAATCTTGATGCTATAAATCCTTTTCGGCCCAACCAAAGGCATTTAAAATTTGTTCCAGTTAATAATATTTTTTTCATAGAAAGTTCTCCAAGCTGTTTTCTGTTCGTTCGTAATCGTATTTTTGTGCTAAATTGTTTTGGAATAAGTATTTAGTATCGATCAAATCCCTTTGTTTATTTAGACAAGCTTGAACCTCTAGTGCCATATCTTTTGCAGTATAGAATGGAACGTTCTGGCAAATGTGATTATAGTTTTTCATTGGATCCACAACTTCAAGATCTGCAGGTAGACCCATAATAGCTTTACCTTCAGCAATTGAAAGATATCTATCTTCAACCGGATGCGCCACAACTTTAGGAAGATGAACCACGTATGCGCCAATATAGTTTACTGGAATGATTGTACCACGAAGCATAATGCCACCGCCTGATTCTAGCTTTTTATGCTTGCGTCTAGCCTTTGCAGCTTCTCGTTCAAACTGTGGGAATTGATCCATCCACTCTGCAATAGTGTTATGCTTAATTCCCATCTTAAGTAATCTAGATTCTACTGTTACTGATTTGTCTTCGTGAGCAACTGAGGCAGAATAGTCAGCATGAGTCATTCCGTTATTGACAACCTCTAGCATATAGCGATAATAAGCATCGTCTTTACTTGGAGTTTTCTTATTTAAAATCTCATGTTGGAACGAGGTATCTGCATTAAGAATTAACTCTTGAATAGTTGGACGTTCTTTCTTAATATAGTTAAACAGTGGAACACTATCGTTAAACTCGTCTTTTTTCCAGAAGAAAAAGAAAGTACGCTTACGGTATTGTGGGTTGCCGTGAAGCAAGCTTTTAGTTAGAAAGATAGAAAAATTATAACCATGCTCTTGACCAAGGTTGTAAAGTTTTTCTCTCATGAATCCACCAATCTTACCAGCTAGGCCTGGTGCGTTCTCACCCCATAGTACCTTTGGCTTAACTACTTTTAGTACGTACTCAGAGGATTTTTCCATCCATTGATTGTTTTGGTTTTCTTCACCGTGTGAATTGTGGTAAGTGCTTAAACCAGCACAAGGGCAAACTGAAGAAACAACATCAACGTTCTCCATCGTAACACCATCAGGCAATTCATCAAGAACATGATAGGGAATGTCATGCCCTTTGTTCTTATAATGCTTAATTAAATGTTGCTCATTGTCCATAAATCCAGAATAAGTCATTAAGTATTCTGGAGTCTTACCATACGCTTCGTCTGAAGCTAGTATTTCACCACCAATTAGTGGTACAATTCCTGCGTGTCTCATCCGAAAAAACCCTCCAAGGATATCTCTTCTTTCTTTTTAATTGCATCCTTATAAGCTTTTGCCCATTGGATATGACATGTTATTCGCTCTTGGCCTTTCCACGGACCATTTGCGAGAGTCTTTGATTTTAGCTTAACGTAGTCTGGATACATTTCAGCTAGTTGAGTATGAACTTGATTGCTCAACTCAATTGTTCTATATTCTGAACAGCCACCAGTTGCGTTAGTATCTGATATCGATACTCTATAACGAGTTGTGATTCTATTAGCAAATCCTTGAGTGAGTAACTGTAGATTAGCATGGAAATCTTGTGAGGTTGGTAACTTATCCCATACAATGTTTCTTGGTAGATTCTTAGAATCAAAGTATGAGTTAGTCATAATACGCACGTTATTCTGTTGAGGCCAATATTTAAGATCTGGTACTACCCACGATGTAGAAAAGCCACCGTGATAGATTTGTTCATCATCACACCAACGATTGAAAGTCTCAAATGCATCATCAAACTCAGCGTCAGACATATCTCGTGTTTCCCATTTGGTATCAAGATGTTCTGGTGCTGGACCTTTGTACTTAAAATATTCCATATCGTCATCAAGCACCATATGACGTGTACCATAGAACGTATCCCATATCCATTGCCTGGTTGGTGATAATCCTTTGATTTCTGGTGGTAAGACTAATACCTTACTTCCATAAAGTGCTTTCATTTGTGCAGCTTCGTGTGGTTGAACAATAAAGCTGACGCGTTTTTGCCATTTCTCTGGTAGGTTATTATAAGTCTTTTGCTTGTTGATTCTACCTAAAGTTGGTATGATTAAATGTTCCATAATTATGCAATAAAGTCGTAAATGACTCCGGCCTCCATAAATAATTGTTTAGTTAATTCTGTAGATTTGATCCATTTTTCTGGTGTCGCTTCGTCTATAGCTGTTGTAACTACTCGCTTAACGCCTACTTGGATAATACCCTTGGCGCACTCTGAACAAACTGGCAAACCGTGGATATACATTGTAGAACCGTCTAGCGACGTTCCATTGTAGGTAGCATTATATATGCAGTTCATTTCAGCGTGAACTACACGTTCGTATTTGCTTTCCTTATTACTATATAGTACTGCAGAATCATTGATCTTTCTAGGAAAACCATTATAGCCTTGAGCCAATACTTGCCCTTTTGAACCTACAGCAATTGCACCTACTTTTTTAGATGGATCTTTTGACCATGCTGCAATATGGCCAGCAAGATTTAGATATCGCTTATCCCATCGGTAATGTTTGCTTACGCCCCAATCATAAAATTCGCTCATAGTTTCACCAAGTCAAAGTGTCTGTCATAGACATGTAAGTTTTGTACTTGCCAAATAATCTGTCCTGGTTTGACATATGTACATTTATTTAGATCATCAGCTAATTGACACTGCACGTGTCGCTGCCACGCGTAATCATTGCGATAACCAAAGATTACATCGTTAGATCTCATTTGAACTACACAATCTAGCTTACCATCTCTTATATAGTAGGTCACAGAGTTAGTACAAATGAAGTCATTCTTGCCATTCTCATTGTAATCGGTCCATATAGACGGACGCTGATACACCATCGATGCGCGACGAGAGTCTGGGTTTTTGCATAGCTCATCAAGAACGTTTTGGTATTGATTACCATTACCTTTTGAATGGATTAGATAGCCATAGTTAGAATTAATCTCACCGTGTCGATTGCCAGTCATCTGCCAAGCCTGCGGTGGATCACGATCTACGTAGATATCATTGATATTAGTAGATTGGCTATCGTACCAATCCAACTCTGCTTTAATGTACTCTTCGTTAGGAGTACCAAAGATAGCTGGTTCGTCTGCGTAAAAAGATGCACCGATCAATTCAATAGTTTTACCACCATTACGATCAGTAGTAAAGTTTTCATTCTCTAGTTCATTGCGAAAGTAGGTGCGGATTTGATCAATTTCTAAGGTCATTACTTGCTCCGGTTAAGAAAATCTGTATCGTCAGACTGGCCTTCAATGCCACCACGAGCATAAGCAACTAAGAACGATGCATAGTTAATAAGATCTTTACCAGAGTCTTCAATAGATTCAAAGTTTGGATTGTACTCAGGGTCTGATTCCATAGCTTCAATTACGCTATATAGACGTAGGGTTTTAGCTTGAATAATATCAAGAATAGAAGCAACGCCGCGGGGGTAATAATCGGATTGCTTTATTCTGGAGTTTGGATTCTGGTAATCATTAGATTTTTTAGTTTGAAGTTCTGCACATTCTTGCAAGACTTTTAAAGATTCTTTCATAGGAATACTCCATAATTTAAAGGTATATTATACAACAATTAAGACTAAATGTACAGGGGTTTTTTAAATTAATTATGTACCGCCAAGATATGAGCCATATCGACAATTGCTGCAGCTTTATTGTCTACATCCACTGCCATTGCTTCTGGCCACTTTAAAAATACTCTGTCACCAGCTTTAAGATGAGTTGCCTCAGGACCTACTGCTAACACCAATCCAGGTTTTGCTGCTTTACTTACAGCACCTTGCAAAATAATACCACCTGCTGAGGTACTTTCTTGAGTTGCTTCTGTTACTAAAACTTTACTTCCAATCATTTCTAACATTATCTTTTTCCTATATTGAAAGC